ACTGACATTCTGGAAAGAGGTCTTTGAAACACACAGAAAAATCATCGGTAGCGCAGTCAAGCCGAAGTCCGAAAAGCAGATTCTAACATGGCTGAAAAATCCCCACAGCGACTCTGCCGAGTACAAGCTGTGGGGAAATGGCGTTGCTCTGCCGTGTGTTTACTTTGTGCTTTCGGGGATTGCATGGGTCAGTTCTTGCTCGAATTAGCGTTGCCCGGCTCATCGCCAAGCACGATTTTTCCGTGCTTTTCTTCAAACTTTTCTATGCACTCACGAATCAGAACGATGATTTGCCCATTTGCGGAACGAGCCTCATAATCGGCAACGTAATGCAGTTTGTCGAGCATTTCATCGTCAATTCTGATGGATAAACTCTTGATAGCCATAAAACTCCTCCTGTTTATATCCGATATGTGTTTATTTTAACATCATAATGTGCTATAATGTATGGAGTGGGTTCAAAGTGCGTTCATAATGCGTTTATAAGGAGGGCAACATGAAAGTAGCTGTAATTGGTTCAAGAGGGCTGAGCGTGACTGATTTAGGCAGATATCTCCCCGAAAATACCACGGAAATCGTGTCCGGAGGTGCTAAAGGAGTAGATACTTCCGCAAGGGAATATGCTTTGGCACACGGAATAAAGCTGACGGAGTTCCTGCCGGAATACACAAGGTTCGGCAGGAGCGCTCCGCTGAAACGGAATATCACGATAATTGAGTATTCGGATATCGTACTTGCGTTCTGGGATGGAAAATCACGAGGTACGAAATTTGTCATTGACAACTGCCGCAAACTCGGCGTGGAAGTCAGAGTTTACATTATAGACTAATAGTTGAGCCGTACATTGTGCATAACGCAGAATGTGCGGCTTTCTGTTAAAACCCGTTGACTTATCCCCCTATTCGAGTAAAATGTGTAGTACCGAAAGGAAATGGAGGTACATACAATGACAATTAACTACAACGCGCAGGACAGAAAACCGCTTGTAAAGGCAATCAGCGAGTTCACGGGAGCAAACGCAGTTTACATGAGGACACCGACCTACGCTTACCGAATCGACTATTTCACGGTGACCCGCGAGGGCAACCTTGAATTTGATGACAGAGCCGACAGTGAGGAAATCGAGGGTCTGCTTGAATTCCTTGCAGAGCGTGGATTCATCGCCGAGGTTGCCGATACAAGCGCCACAGAGCAGCCGGAAACGGCAAGCGAGGAAGTATCCGCAGACACCGACAGCGCCGAACACGGCGAATCTGTGGGGCTTACGGTGGAAGTTCCGCTTGAGGGTACTGTGGTGGATAACCTTACCAAGCTGCTCGAAGCCAAAGGCAGACTTATCCGCAGAGCCTTAGCGGTGGACAGCCTGCCGATTGAGGTCACGGACAGCACGGTGAAGTTTCCCTGGTTCGCAAACTGCGGTGCTGATGAATGCAAGGCATACACGCATTTCATTTCGGCGCTCTGCGAACTTGCCGCCAATGCAAAGCGAGTAACGGCCAAGGAAAAGGAAACAGACAACGACAAGTACGCATTCCGCTGCTTTCTCCTGCGACTGGGATTTATCGGTTCGGAGTACAAGACCGAGCGGAAGATACTGCTGAGAAATCTCACAGGCTCATCGGCTTTCAGGAATGGAGGTGCTGCAAATGAAGTTTCCGAGTAAAGAAACAATCGAGCAGTACCGCCGAGAGTACCCAGTCGGCTGCCGAGTTGAGCTAATATCAATGGACGACCCGCAAGCTCCTCCGAAAGGCACAAGAGGTACGGTTCGAGGGGTCGATGACGCAGGAAATTTGCTCGTCCGCTGGGATAACGGCTCCGGGCTGAATGCTGTTCTCGGTGTTGATGTAGTTCGCAAAATCCATGGCTGATATACACAATTTCTGCGTGTGTATTTCATTCAATATATTGTGGTAAAACCGCTTGCTATATACTGCTTTTAGAGTTAATATGTGTACACCGAAAGGGAAATACACAAACGGAGGACACCACAATGAACGCAAAAACCACAAAGCAGATTGAAGAAATGATGAACCAGACCATAGGGGTCGAGGTTGAAATGAATAACATTACAAGAACAAAAGCCGCAGAGCTTGCCGCCGAGTTCTTCGGAACAGGCAGACACGAGCACACCGCAGGCCGCAACGGTTACGATACCTACTCCGCATGGGACGGCGAGGGTCGAGAGTGGAAGTTTCAGAAGGACGTGAGCATTCACGGACCGGACAGCGAAAAGTGCGAAATGGTAACCCCAATACTCACCTACGCAGACATGGAAACCCTGCAGGAGCTTATCCGCAGGCTTCGCAAGGCAGGCGCAAAGAGCGACGCAACAAGGGGCTGCGGAGTTCACATTCACATAGGTGCCAAGGGTCACACGCCGCAGAGCCTGCGAAACCTTGCAAACATTATGGCAAGCCATGAAAGCCTCCTCGCAAGCGCACTGAACCTCGACAGAAACCGCATGAACCGCTACTGCCGCACGGTCAGCAAGGATTTCCTGGTGGAACTCAACCGCAAAAAGCCAAAAACCATGGCGGCGCTTGCGGACACCTGGTACGGCAGTCAGAATGCGGATTACGGCAGGTCGGCGCACTACAACGAGAGCCGCTACCATATGCTGAACCTCCACGCAACCTTTACAAAGGGCACGATTGAATTCAGACTTTTCCAGTTTGACGCACCCTCGGGCGGCAAGCAGAACGGACTTCACGCAGGACAGCTCAAAAGCTACATACAGCTTTGCCTGGCGCTCAGCCAGCTTGCAAGGCAGGTCAAGACCGCAAGCGCAAATCCTCAGCAGACCGAAAACCCAAAGTACGCAATGAGAACATGGCTTTTACGGCTCGGCTTCATCGGCGATGAGTTCAAGACCGCAAGGGAACTTTACACCAAGCGGCTCGAGGGCGATACGGCTTTCCGCAACGGCAGACCTCAGTAAAGCAGGAATCAGCTTCCTGCCCCCAACTCCCCACACTGTGGGGCTTTTGGTGGTAGAAAGGTGATTCTTATAAACCGCACCTTTCAGAAAGGACGGATTTCAAATGAAAAAGTATTACCTAGCCTACGGCAGCAACTTGAACATTCGGCAAATGGCGCTGCGTTGTCCTACGGCAAAGCCCGTGGGGACTGCGGTTATCGAGGATTACGAACTGCTTTTCAAAGGCAGTAAGACAGGCTCCTACCTCACCATCGAACCAAAATCGGGAGCGGAAGTTCCTGTTGCAATCTGGGCAGTCGAGCCTGCCGATGAGAAAAGGCTTGATGTGTATGAGGGTTTCCCGACCTTCTACTACAAGACCGAACTTGAACTGCCCGTGAGGTACTTCTCAGGCAAGACCGTACTCAGAAAGGCTTTCGTGTACATCATGCATGAGGAACGGCCGCTGGGCTTGCCGAGCGGTTCGTATGTTCGGACTTGCCTTGAGGGCTATAGCAACTTCGGTTTTGACGAGAGCATTCTTCTCGCCGCATTGGAGAACAGCAGAAAGGGGCAAATATGAAAGCAAACAACAATTCAAATCTTCGCACCTGCCCCCGCTGTGGGGCGCAGTACGGCGGGTATCCTGCGCTTTCGAGAAAGTACCCCAACACCTATATCTGCCCGGATTGCGGCACACGGGAGGCCTTAGATAGCATTGGGGTTTCCACAGACGAACAGGAGAAAATTCTCGGCATTATCCATCAGAATACGCACAATTCTGACCGCTGATATTTGTGTAGTATATTATCCGAAAACCGCTTGCTATAATGCGGCTTTAGAGTTAATATGTGTACAACAAAAAACACATGGAGGAAAAGATTATGTGGAAACAGGGTGCGATTGGAGTTAAGGACGAGAACGGCAGAATGGTTTCGGTAAGCTACTGGATAAAGCATTACGAAGAGCCAAGCGAGGAATACGGAATCAGCGGCGGTAGAATTTCCAAGCTGATGTTAAAGCAGGACGGCAGGGTCGTTTACAACTACGACCGGGGCGAGGACATTGAGCCGCTGACCTGCGAAGCCGAAAAGGCGCTTGCGATACTGATACACGAATACAACTAAACACTTGCGAAAGCCGCCTGCGGGCGGTTTTCTTGTTGTCGCACAAATTGGTTGTATTTATATAAAAAGATTACAGTTACAATTTTAATTATTTGTGATATAATTAATGCATACCAACAAGAAAGGACATTGGGATATGCTTATATGGATTGACGGAACTTATGGCGTTGGAAAGTCAACAACTGTGAATATACTGTCGGAATTATTACCTAAGTCAAGTGTGCTTAACTCAGATGAATATTTTTCCGAAATGATGAAAAATAAGAAAATATCTATCTGTGGAGGGCTAATGCCGCAAAACAAAAAGAGTTTTCTTTTGTTGTTTCAGAAAATTATCCAAGAGAAAATCAATACTCAAGATTTTATTATCATAGACATGGCGTTGACTCAAAATGAATGCAAAGAGATCTTATTTGAGCATTTCTTGTTCACTCCACACCTTCACTTTATCCTAACAGCAGAAACAACAATGCTTTTACAACGCATTAATTCATGTAGCGGAAGAGATACTTTTTTTGCTCAAGAATGGAAAGATATTAATGAACTTTTTCTAGCTGAAAATTACAGGGATGCGTTTGTTATTGATACTACACCATTAAGTCCTTATGAAACCGCAACAAAAATATACCAGATTATTTGTTCTAAAGGAGATGGATAGTCATTAAAAAGCTAAAGAAATACAAACCGACACGGTTCAAACTGAAAACTTCGGTATACGACAAATCCGCCGCTGATTACGCCGTGGCTTTCATTGAGAACCTCTGCCACACCAAAGGCACATGGGCGGGAAAACCATTCGAGCTTATCGACTGGCAGGAGCAGATAATTCGCGACCTGTTCGGAACGCTGAAACCGAACGGTTACCGGCAGTTCAACACGGCGTACATTGAGATACCGAAGAAGCAGGGCAAGTCCGAGCTTGCCGCCGCTGTTGCGCTGCTTCTCACCTGCGGCGATGGAGAGGAACGCGCGGAGGTTTACGGCTGCGCCGCTGACAGACAGCAGGCAGCTATTGTGTTTGATGTGGCAGCGGATATGGTGCGAATGTGCCCTGCTCTGTCAAAGAGAGTGAAGATTTTAGCATCGCAGAAACGACTCATATACACACCAACGAACTCGTTCTATCAGGTGTTGTCCGCAGAAGCGTACAGCAAGCACGGCTTCAATATCCACGGTGTTGTATTTGATGAGCTGCACACTCAGCCGAATCGAAAGCTGTTTGATGTAATGACCAAAGGCTCCGGTGACGCAAGAATGCAACCGCTGTATTTTCTAATCACCACAGCCGGAACTGACACGCACAGCATTTGCTACGAAACTCATCAGAAAGCCAAGGAT